TCGTAATACAGCAGAGGGTGAAACTGGCCATGCTCATGGTCATATGGAATATTTACTTAAAGGCGGCGCTGGTGATCCAGCAACAGGAGAACAGGTACATTCTGTTGAAGAATCATTGAAGTCTGCCATTGAAGGCGAAACGCATGAGTATACCGATATGTACCCTGGTATGGCTAAAACTGCTCGTGATGAGGGGTTTGATGAAATTGCGGATTGGTTTGAAACTCTTGCAAAAGCTGAGCGCTCACACGCAGGTAAATTTAAAAGAACTTTAGAAGCTTATCAAGCAGAACAATAAATAGATGTAACAACACCCCAAACGCCTCTGACACAAGCGCACCATTTGGGGTTACTTTTAATAATGGAGTTATTATGTTAGTTACACCTGATGACATGATAGGCAAACCAATCGGTTTCACCTGTTCAACCTTTGACCTACTTCACGCAGGTCATATTCTAATGCTGTCTGAGGCTAAATCAATTTGTGATTATCTCATTGTAGCACTTCAAACAGATCCAACAATTGATAGACCAGAAATAAAAAACAAACCAGTTCAATCAATAGTTGAAAGATATGTTCAGTTGTCTGCTGTAAAATTTGTTGACCAAATCATTGTATATCAAACCGAAAAAGATTTGGAAGATATGTTAATGTTTTTGCCAATCACAGTTCGCTTTATTGGTGAAGAATATGAAGGTAAAGATTTTACAGGTAAACAAATCTGTGAGGAAAGAGGAATTAAGATTTGGTATAACTCTCGTAAACACCGGTTCAGTTCAAGTGAATTACGCCAAAGGACTTACCAATCCGAACTTTTAAGAAAAAAATAAATGTCATTTCTCGTTCACAATTTGCCACCAATACAATGCTTCGTAAAGAAAGAATTTCTCTATGACTTTGAAAAAGGTTTTGGAGAATACGAACCTTGTATTTGGATGACAATTAAGTGTATTAAAAATCAAGCCTTTCGTATAGAGGCGCTATTACCAAACTACGGTGCTTTATATGATAAACTCCCATTACACGCATTTGTATCAAGGCAAACAGAGCTAAAAAACGCATCTTTGCCTTTGGACTACTTGCAAATATGGGACTGTTTGAGTTATAATATTACTGTAATTGAAAAAGATAATTTACGGATGTTGAAATGTAAATTCTTGGACAAAGATAGAAATTGGCATTTTGGTGAATATATGTTCACCGTAGATTTCTGTCAAAACGACCCTGGTTATTTGAATACAGGATTTTCTGAAACAGTTGAAGAGCATAAGAGTTACAACTTTATCAAATTAGATAATGGTCAGTTTGCGGCACAGCCAAATAACAAAACCCTTTTCTATGATGCTTCTTTAACTGTACCTGAATTTAAAATACCGGATTTTAAAATAGCAACAAAGTTATATTCAGTAGAGAAGTTTAATAAACACTCTGCAAGAAATAACAATGATTTTTTTTATGACTTTAAGGAAAGAAAAGAATGAACATTCGTGAAATTGCTAAAAAAGTTGCCATTGAAAACAAAATGCCTAGAGCAGAAAAGTATGATATGGTTCTCCGTGAATTTGATGATCAAGTGGAGGTCATTGGTTGGATGCAAGATCCAAATTATGAAATGAAAGAATTTCAAGGCAGAGAAATGCTTTTTCCTAAACGATGGATTACTATTGGTATATTGCCAGCAGAAACACAGGTGCGAGTATGACAATCAAATTAGTTACCTTTAAAACAAATCAAACTCTTTTAGCAGAAATTGATTGTACCAGCGAAAAAGAAATCTCTCTCAAAGAGCCAGTTCAAGTAATCGTTCAACCAACAAAAGAAGGTCCGATGATGGGCTTTGCGCCTTTTTTGGATTATGCTGAAGAATTTAATACAGGCATTAAAGTATCAATGAATGATGTTCTTTGTTTAACTACACCAAGCCGTGAGCTAGCAAATCAATACAATAAAATGTTTGGAAGTGGCATACAGATTGCCTCATCCATTCCAAAATTCTGATATAATGTATGAATGAGTAAATATTACACCCATGTCTTATGCTTTGGTAACTATATCATGTACCGAGGCATCAACAACGGTCGGAGAGTAAAGCAAAAGATTGAATACTCTCCGACTTTGTATTTTCCTACCAACAAGAATACCGAATGGCGCTCGCTACAAGGCGATGTGCTAGAACCCAAATCGTTTGGCTCTATTCGTGAGGCTAAAGAGTTTATCAAGCGCTACGAAGAAGTGCAGAACTTTAAGATGTTTGGCAACACAAGGCTAGAGTATGCCTATATTGCTGATTTTCAAAAAGGTATCATAGATTGGAGCATCAAAGACCTAGACATAGCCATCATTGACATTGAGGTGGGGTCAGAAAACGGGTTCCCAGACCCAGCAACCGCCAGCGAACCGGTGACCGCCGTAGCTGTAAAAAGACTAAATAAAAGGTTAAGCGTTTACGGATGCGGGGATTTTGACAATACCCGTGATGATGTTGACTATATCAAGTGCCAAGACGAATATACGCTACTTAAAACCTTCCTGATGGATTGGGAGGCAAATACACCAGATATTATGTCTGGTTGGAACATCAAGTTCTTTGATATTCCGTATCTACACAACCGTATGCAAAAGATCCTTGGGCCAGATTTGACCAAAAAACTCTCACCATGGAATGGCGTGGTTGAGCGTGAAAAGATTATTAAAGGTAAAAAACAAATAACATATGAGATTCTCGGCGTTTCTTGTCTTGATTATATTGAATTATACCGCTGGTATGCTCCTGCAGGTAAGTCACAAGAATCCTATAAACTGGATCACATTACCTCAGTAGAACTTGGCACAAACAAATTAGATTATTCTGAATATGATAATCTTCACCAACTCTACAAACTAAACTATCAAAAGTTTATTGAGTATAACATTAAAGATGTGGAACTTATTGTAGATTTGGAAAATAAGTTGAAGTTGATTGAATTGGCTGTTACTTTGGCTTATGACACAAAAACAAACTTTGAAGATGTATTTGCACAAACAAGAATGTGGGATTCTCTGATTAATTGTTATCTTATGGAACGAAAAATTATTGTTCCACCAAAAGAACGCAAAGAAAAAGAATCAGCATTTGAAGGTGCATATGTAAAAGAACCTCAAGTTGGCAAGCACGATTGGGTCGCATCATTTGACCTGAACTCGCTGTATCCACATTTATTGATTCAGTATAATATTTCGCCTGAAACGATTATTGAACCGCACGAATACACATTAGAAATGCGGCGTGTCATATCTGAAGGTGTTGATGTTGAAAAGATGCTTCACAAAAAGGTTGACACAAGCAAATTAGATGGTGTAGCATTAACACCAAATGGTCAATACTTTACGACACGCAAACAAGGTTTCTTACCTAAGATGATGGAAGAAATGTATGAGGATCGTAAGAAGTTTAAGGCATTGATGATTAAGGCTCAAAAAGATTATCAAGTTGAAACTGATCCTAAAAAGAAACATGAGTTAGAAAATCTTATTGCTAGATATAATAATCTACAACTTGCAAAAAAGGTTTCACTAAACTCCGCTTACGGTGCTCTAGGCTCACAGTATTTTCGTTTCTATGATTTGCGTCAGGCATTGGCAGTTACACAAGCAGGCCAATTAAGTATTCGGTGGATTGAGAAGAAGCTCAATCTCTTTATGAACAAATTATTGAAAACAGAGAAAGATTATGTTATCGCCTCAGATACAGACAGCATTTATCTCCGCCTTGGTGAACTCGTTGATAAAGTGTATAAAGACAAGACGGACACTAATGCAATCATCACCTTCATGGACAAGGTCTGTGAAGATAAAATACAACCTTTCATTGACGAAAGTTATCAAGAGCTTGCTGAATATGTCCATGCACATTCGCAAAAGATGATTATGAAGCGTGAAGCTTTGGCAGATAAAGGTTTATGGACTGCGAAGAAGCGTTACGCACTCAATGTGTATAATAACGAAGGTGTTGTTTATAAAGAACCTAAACTCAAAGTGATGGGTTTAGAAATGGTTAAATCGTCTACACCAGCTGTTATTCGCCAAAAGATGAAAGAAGTTTTGAATTTAATGATGACTGGTACTGAAGAAGATGTTCATAAATTTATTGAAGAATTCAAAGCAGAATTTATGAAATTA